TGGTCTGTCCCAAAATCTAAAACGCATACTGCTTTGTTCGAATCAGTCGAGTTATAAATCAATGCATATCTTGCAGTGATTGTAGCACTCGTGAAAGACAAGTCATCAAAGTCAACGAGAGCTGTTGTACCATCAGTAGAAACTGCTTGGTTAGCTAATGATCCGCCACCTGCAGTATAACTACCACTGTTCGCAACTTCGTCTGAAGTTGTGTAAATAGTCGTTGATGCGTTGTTGATTGTGGAAGAACTTGTATACAAAGACAGTTTAAACGTATCACCTGCAGTTGCAAAATCATGCACACCTGAAAGTAATTCAGATTTAAAACTTGTCATTACCGTATTTGCCATATGTCCTCCTAATTAATATTATGGACTAGGTGGAACAGATCTTAATTTTTGTCTAATCTCCCCGTCCACGTACTCGTCCCTTCTTCTTCTACCTTGTTGTTCGATACCTAATCCCATTAGAGATTGAGCGTAACGACCTTCATATGTTTGTAGCTGGTCTTTGTCTTTTAAAAAAGTGCATGCTTCAACCATAGCGGCATACAAGAGCGTATTAGGAGCGTTTAAGCTTAAATACGTAGTGGTATTTGTGGATGTCAATTTAGTGCCATCCGATGTATTAGGTCTTTTAACATAAGCAACCTCAACATTCAAGGCTGTGTCCGGTGTAGGACCCAATAACAATTTTGTTTCATTCCAGTACCCATAATATTTAGGTGTACCTTGTGTCACACGATTTCCTGTGTATTCATCAATAAAAGAGCAGTCTTTTTGCATCAGTGGAGTTCTAGCTCCTGTACTATTATTATAGGTTTCTACCCATCTTATCAATAATATACCATCTGGCAATGTTAAAAATTCATTACCCACAGATAATGTAGAATAATCATTTCTTCTGAAGACATCTAAATCTACATCAGTCATGATTCTAAATTCAGCATCTTCTATAAAGCCATTAACAATAGTTGAAGTAAAAACGTTAGAATCTACTTCACTATAACTTCTTATTTTTGTAACTAATTCATCGTAGGTCATGGTGTAATAGTAACAGGTCCAGCTGAAACTGGAAACCCGCCTCCTTGTATTCCTCCCGTAGTAGCATTCGTTCCTTGAGTAAAACTAAAATAATTATCAGGATCCTCAATTAATGTAATAGTTGCTCCTGCGGTATGAGCTGCTTTAGTTGTACCATAAGCTCCTCGTAAAACAACATTTGGATTTAATGATGTGGCTTCAGGGCTCACTTGTCCTAAAGAATTATCAGAAGCAATAGTTGAATATCTTATAATCTCAGTTCCTATTAATATAGCTTGATGTAAAAAATTGCTAGTTGTTACGGATGAAAAATTAGTAGGATCAGTTAACTTAATACTTGTAGTTTGGCTATTATCAATATCAGCTACCAATGTTGTTGTTCTAGCTGGTAATCTTTTACCTACAGAAATAGTATAGCCTGATGAGGAACAAATTGTAGAACCAGCAATTCCATCTACGTCTCGACAATCAGAAAAACCCGGTGCTCCATTACTAGGAGTTAAAGGCCAACCCGAAGGTCCTGTACTTGATGACATTTCCGGTGTGCCTCTAAAACGCACTATCGTATTATCATTTCTTTTATGATTTGGGGAATGAACAAAAATATCTCCCGCTCCTGCTTGATATGTTTCAAATGGATTATCAGGTAACATAACGGGAACTTTATGCAAAGATCTTGAATCGGGTCGTGGGTGTTCCAATCCAATTCCATCAGGACCAATCACAGCTAAATCTAATTGAGGTTGTTTAGATTCAAACTCAGAATTATGAACCCACATTCCATTCCATTCTTTCACCATTTCACGATAAGGAAATCTTAATCCTGATCGATCTGAAATTGCAATAGCATGTTTTCCTGATGCAAACTTTCCCATAATTAACCTGTCGCTGGGTAATAAGCTTTAGGTGTAATGTAAGAACTAGATGCTGATCCGTCCTCTGGGTAATAAGCTTTAGGTGTAATGTAAGAACTAGATGCTGATCCGTCCTCGGCTAAAGCTCTTGCCAACTCATCCTCGTATAATAATTTTAAAGCCTGTGTTCTATCAGGAGCCACTTTTTGACTTAAATAAAAAGCTAATCCTCCTACCATTGCTGGTAAAAATCTATAAGGTGCATCAGGATCATTTGAATAAACTCCTGTGTCTTGAATTCTTTTAATGTAATAAAAATTTAAAAAATTATCTGTGCTCGAACTTGGCGTTAAATAAACTTTAATTTGAGTGTATGTAGAAAATCTTTGAACAAAAAATTGAGAAGGAGTTCCTGTAGAAGTTTTGTTTGCTAAAGCTTGGTATGTAGAACGATCAATTTTAGTCATTGATACGTCAGTAGGACTTGCAGTTTCATCTCTATAGACAACTTCTAAAATATCAGTTGCATTATAAATATGATTACCACTACTATCTTTAGTAGGATAAGTTCCTGAAGTAGCGTCTGCTGTTCTTGCATCGCTGTCCCAATAAATACGATAAGTATTTTGATTTTCGTTTAATGCCATGTTGACATTACCGACTTCCCAAAAATGTAAACCTCTATTGCCCCATTCAGACAATAGAATATTTAACGATCGTCTAGCACTTTTCAGGTCATAACCTGCCCGTGCTTGACCGCCGCATCTTTCGTATGCGTCTTCTATTATTTCTTCTATCGATAAGTTGAAACTTACCGTACCAGATGTTGCCATCTATTGACCTCCTACTGCCAGATTACTTGAACAGATTCAGTAGCTCCGATACCACCGCCAGCAGCTTGAAATTCAATATACATACCGTTATCAAATTTAATACCGCTAGAAGCAATGTACTCCTGATACAAATCTCCTGCTGCTGTACCACCTGTAAATTGATATCTTAAAGTTCCAGTATTATCTGAACCATCAAATATTTTTATTGAGCAGTTAGCTGCACCTGCATTCACTGTAACACCTTTAAGCATTACAATTTTATCAGGGTATGTTGCACCTCCGGTTACCGTTGCTAATCTAGAACTAGCTTCTGTGTAGAACTGTTTTACTGGTGTTGTTCCACCTGAATATCCCATATTATTCTCCTAATTACTGTGAGCTCCCGAAGGAGCTCACATTATTTTATTATGCTAAGTTATTATTTTGTTGATACAAAACTGTAACTCTAATTTCACCAGCGTCAGTAGCACCGGTACTAGTCCACGTCAGTTTTACGTCTGCCGTGCCTGTATCAGCCCAAGCCAATGCTCCACCAGCTTCAGTTGTTGGATATGCTCTTCCAGCTCCAGAAGCAATTGTGACATCGTATTCATTAATAAAAGTAGCGTTCCCGCCAACCGTATCGCCAACACTGAAAGTGCACGTAGCACCTCCCATAACGGTAGGTTTATCTATTACCATATCGATGATTTGTGAATTAGCTGGGATAACAACAGTTGTTGAGTTTGCAGCAGAAGCACCACTAGCTAAAGTAGTTCCTGTTGAAAACGTCTGTGCCATTACCACTTGTCCTGTGTTTTTAACATCAGATCCAAGAGATGTACCAGTCGTAGCTTTAATCGTTCCCGCTTTTATTGGGCCCGAAAATGTAGTTGTTGCCATGATTATAATCCTCCTAATTTATATGATGCAGTCTTTAGGCCGTCGACTATACTCGTCTACATCAAATTAATAATTGTATAGTACTTCAGATATAGCGCAAAACTTCCTTTAGCGCAAGTGATCCCATCAGCAATGTTTGATTTTTGTAATAGCTCTTAAGTGGCTATTGATACTGCGGCCTTGGTTTCGCTTACTCTAATCTCTTGAGCAGCTTCGGCTTCTTCTTGAGCAATTATGTCTCTAATAACATCCTGAATCTCTTTATTAATCTCAATCATTTTAAGATTAACTTTTCCCGATTGCAGGTGCTCCTTTTGCCAATCTAGTTCCAAGGACCTCTTCATATTGTACAGGTGTTCGGTCATCTCTAAACTCCTCATATGTGATCCATTTACCACGGGTAAATCCATCTTTTTCGAACTTTATCTTATTTCTTCCCAGTTTGTCAAGGATAGATTGTTCAATAGATTCAACATTATCTAATGCCTCAATCATTGTTTGGGCATGATAACCATTATAATTGATACGTACAAAGAATTTTCTCATTTTCTCACCTTCTAATAAGAATGAGGCGGTTTTAAGGCCGCCTCATAATTTTACTTTAATACCTAGTTATTACGCGCCTTGGTTTCCGTAGATACCACGCCAGTCAGACCAGCCGAAGCTGTATCTTTCTCTCGCTTTGTATCTTACATTTCCAGTATCGAAGTCGCCTTCCATAGCTGTTTTCAAAGGTGCTCTAACGAAGTGTTTCATTCCATTTGGAACATCAGTTTTAATGAACCAAGCGTCAGTGTCAGTTAAGTAGTGATTCACAGTGTAACCTTGTGGAACCATACCCATTGCTTTGATCGCATTGATATCATTGTCCGCTGTACCAACTCTACCTTGAGATTTCATTATTCTCTCAGCTGTGAATTGCAATTCTTTAGGGATTACCATTTTCTGTCCCTGAGCTGCAATTTTTAGACCTCTCTCATCTTGGTAGCCTGCGATATCAATTAACGCTTGCTCTAAAGATGTTTCAGATAAGTCTGCTGCTGTAGATGGTATATTAGACTGATTACCATTAAGTGTTGGGTGAGCGTTACCGCATAAAGATTCACCATCTCCGCCATTGTAGCCGGATGCTGCGAATGCATTAATTAGAACGTTTGCACCTTTCACTTGTTTTGATGTTGCCATTGAACGAGCTAAAGCTTTTGTGTAACGAGAAGAGATTCTGTCGTAGAGGTTATCTTCGATAGCTTCTTCTGTTAAAGCGAAAGCAAGTGCCACAGTTTCGTGAGTGTATCTAGCTGTGTAAGTTTCCTGTGCATCGTCGTATTGAACGCCGCTACCTTCAGGTTTTACATCAGCAGTACCGAAACCGCTAAGCATTACTTCTTCTTCAAAAGCTCTGTCAGATGATTCGTTGTCGAATATCTGAG